ACCGCCTCCTCGGCGGGCCAGATCCAGCGAGCGGTGAGCGTCTCGCCTGCGTTGAGATGGATGCCGGTTCCGGGCATGTGTGCTGTCCTCCTGTTGATTAGCTGGAGCCTGACGCTCCCCGACGCCGCCCAGTAGCGGGGCGGCGGCAGGGAGGGTCAGGTGCGCTCCCACGCGAACAACTCGACTGCCCCACCTTCGGGGTACTGCCAATTCTCGGTCGCGGCGACATTGGCTGCGTCGGTGGCGTCCTGCCACGCGATTGCGAGCGCGTTGCCCGCCGCACCCTCGCAGCTTTCCATCGCCGCGTCGAACGCGGCCTCGGCCGCGATGTGATCTCGCACGCGATCCTTGGCCAACGACGCCTCGGCCGCCTTGATGGCGCGGGCCTCGTCGGCTTGGTTGGCGTAGTTGCCACCGTGGATCCACCGAATGCCGATCATCTGCCAGTCCTCCGTTGTCGGCCGGGTCGGCCGGTTTCGATGGAGGGGAATATACACCGCCCGTTTCGTTCCGCAACACAATCCGCCATGCAATCCTCGCATGCCGCTATGCGCCCGGCGCTTGACAGATGTAACAGCGGGTGTATCCTCGCCGCATGACCATCGTTCGCTACATCGCCCGTTTGGGCGGGCCTGCCGCCGCTGCGAGGCTCTTCGCGTGCTCGCCGCAGGCCATCTCCAACTGGATCCGCCGCCGAGCGATACCGCGCTCTCGGCATCTGGAGGCGGTCAGGATCGCCGAGCGGGCGGGGTTCTTCATCAACCCGGAGACGATGCAATGAGTACTGGCCTATATCGCCGCGTCGCGCTGGCGGTTCACGACGCAAGGACGATGACCGGCGCGCAGATCCGAGACCTGTTCTACGATGTCGATGTGATCACGTTGACCAACGCCGTCCGCAACGCCATCAGCGGCGGCTACATAGCCGGTCCGATCTCGTACTCGATGCGGCTCGACGCCGTGTTCAAGGCGCGCCGGGCACCGGGGGCCAAGAAGCGCACCGGCGGCGGAAGGCCTCGTGGCGGCGCAATCGCAGTCGCCATTGCGCGCGGCGAGGTGCCGTTCGACGCAAGGCCGAAGCGCGACTATCCGCCCGTCCGCGCGTCGCGCGACGACCGCCCGGTCCCCGATCGCTCGCACCTGCTGCCCCAGCTGATGGGCGACGCGCTCTACGAGGACGAGCCGCGCAGCCTCGCCGAGCGACATATCCTGTGGCGTAGGCCGGTGCCGCAGCATCGTCTGTTCAGTTCGACCGGCTGCGCCGCCGCTATGCTGGTCGCGTCCAGATGACCGACCGGCCCGAGGATGACGAGCGCGACGAGCCGGGCCGGAAGTGGTTCGCGCCGGGGCCGTGGCCCATTATTCGGACGTTGCAGTCGTCAATGAGCGATCTTCCATTTCCGGCGGCGAGCCCTCGCCGCTGCGCGCTCGGCGACGGCAGCTATCGTGTTTATCCCTACAGGGCCATGTCATGATCTGTCGCTCGGTGCACTACACCATCGTCGGCGAGCCCGCGTCGAAATCGAACAGCCGCCGCCTCGTGACCATCGGCGGGCGGGCGAGGTTCATCAAGTCGCAAAAGGCGCTCGACTATGTGGCGAGCCTGCGCGAGCAGGTCACGCCGATGCAGCCGCTGCTGACCGGCGATATCCGCATGACCGCGCATGTCTACTATGCCTCGCGGCGACCGGATCTGGATGTGTCGCTGATCCTCGACGCGCTGCAGGGCATCGCGTACGAAAACGACAGGCAGGTGAAAGAAATGCACCTGTACCACCACCTCGACCGCGACAACCCGCGCGCGGTGATCAGCCTGGAGGAGATCAACGATGACGACCAATGACGACCTGTCCCGCTTCGCCGACCGCATCGAGACGGCGCTGCAGGAGATCGAGGACGCTCGCGAGAGCCTCGCCGAGATCAAGGCCGAGGCGACCAGCGCAGGCTACGACGGCGGCGCGCTGGTGCGCGTCGTCGAAATGAGACACAACGAAAAGCGGCGGCAGCGGGAGGAGTCGCGCCTTGCGCTGGTCCGGCTCTACGCCGACAGGCTCGGCGTGCAGCTGCGCCTCGACATCTGACAGCCGGGGGCCTCCCCCCGTGCGTGGCCGGCGGGCCGCGCCACCAAAGCGGCTCAGCTCGCGGCGAGCGAGTTAACAGGCACTCCCGGCTAGCATCGTACCTGATGACCGCTCCCGCCACCCAACTTGCAAGCATTGCTTAACAGTTCAACCAGGAGACAACGATGGACCTTCTCGACCAAGCCAAAGCCCTGATCGACGGCGACCGCGCCCGTCAACACGGAGACGCGGAGGCGCTGCACTCGACCGTCGCGCGGCTGTGGGAAGCCTACCTCGGTCGCGGCCAGGGCCTCGCGATCAGCACTGATCAGGTGCTGGTCATGCTCGCTCTGCTCAAGATCGCCAGAACCCAGCACGGCGAAACCAACCGCGACGACTACGTCGATGCGCTCGGATACATCGCGCTGGCCGGGCGGATCGTGGACAAGCGGCTGGCCGAAGACGAGTATGAGATGTCGTTGTCGATCCCTGTCACTGGCATGCCTGACTAGAAGGGGATATCGTCTTCGTGCTGCGAGCACGCGCCGGGCTGCTCTGCGAAATCAACCGGCGGCTCCGCTTCATAGATCCGGCAGATGCCATCGAGGCTGTATTTCGCGCATGTCCAGCAGATCTTGGGCTGCGGCTCCTGGACGCGCTTGCGCCACGCCTTCAAGACTTCCGGTTCAGGCGGTCGCTTCGTCACGTTCCCACCTCCTCTTGATCACCCGAAAGAACTTGCCGTCCTGCCGATACTCGATCTCGCGCGGCGGCGTTGCGTTCGACAGCGTGGATGCCGTCTGCTCCATATCGAACAATTCCTCATCGTTCCAATCGACGCCGGCGCTCGCCGCCATTTTCACAAGCTGACCTCGGCTCTTCTGCCCTGCATAACCGTCGTGCATGACGGGCAGATACTCGACCACCACAGGCGCAGCGTAGTCGGCCGGATAGTACGAGACCGCCAGCATCTCCTTCCCGCTGGTCCGGCTTACATGCTTTCGCCAGGACCAATTCTTGACCGCCATCGTCTTGCCGTCCTGCCCCATAATGTCGTCGTCGCGCAACTCCAGCTTGACCGGCTGCATCTGCCATTCATGGCCGCAGACCGGGCACTTTCGCACTGACAACGCCACCACCTCGTCGCAGTTTGGACATGTCTTTGTCGGGGCTTTCTTCTCCTCTGGCCCTTTCCCCGGCTTGCGCGGCGGTTGCACGGCGATGATCGGGCCATGCGTCGCCACGCATCCCGCGAAGTCGAGGACAAGGCAGTCCTTGGCCTCGCTCTTCAGCCGCATTCCACGACCGACCATCTGGACGTAGAGGCCGGGTGAGCATGTCGGCCGCAGCAGGGCAATTAGGTCGATGTCTGGATAGTCGAACCCGGTCGTCAGAACATTGGCATTGGTCAACGCACGAACCCGGCCAGCGCGGAAGTCAGAGATGATGCGGTCGCGCTCGGCTGGCGACGTGTCGCCAAGCACGCATTCTGCCGTGATCCCGCGCTTCCGCAACTCGTCGCGCACGCGCTCCGCGTGACGCACGCCGGTGCAGAAGAACAGCCACGCCTTTCGTCCCTCGGATCGTGCGATGACCTCTTCGACGGTCGAGGTGTTCAGGGCGTCGGTATCGGCGGCGGCCTGTAGTTCGGCCTCGATGTACTCGCCGCCTCGCTTGTGAACGCCGCCGACATCGATCTTCGCCGCTGTCGCCTTTGATCGCAGCGGCGACAGGAAGCCTTTGAAGATCAGTTCCTCGACGCTGACGGGCTCGATCAGATCCCAGAACAGCGCGGGCGCATCGGTGATCATGCCGTGCCCGAGGCGATACGGCGTTGCCGTCAAGCCGACCACGCGCAGGGCCGGATTGACCTTTGCCAGATGATCGATCAGCACACGATAACTGCCCTGCTGCTTGTGATTGACGAGGTGGCACTCGTCGATGATGACCAGATCGACATGGCCTATCTTGTCCATCTGGCTGATGATCGACTGAATGCCGGCGAATGTGATCGGCTCGTCAAGCTGGCGGCGACGCAGGCTAGCCGAGTAGATCCCAAGCGGCGCGCCGGGCCAATGCTGGCGCATCTTCTCGGCGTTCTGCTGGATCAACTCCTTCACATGAGTCAGCATCAAGATGCGGGTCTCGGGCCAGTTCTGTACGGCGTCCTTACACAACGCCGCGACAATGTGGCTCTTCCCTGAACCTGTTGGCAGAACGAGGCAAGGGTGACCGGCGTTCTTTTCGAGCCATGCATACAGCATGTCGATGGCGCGGCGTTGATATTCACGCAGCATTGGTCTCTCCGAGGATCTCGCGGCTGCAATACACGTTCACATCGGGGTCGCCATTGGCGACCATCGCGCCGTCGATTTCCCATAGCGCCACCCATTCGATGCCGCTGTCGTGCAACTGCCACGGAACCAGATCAGGGTGAAACACATGCGACCCGCAGCCGATGCGCTGCGCGTCCGACGGGATCGTCTCGTCGCCCCACCGCGCGCAGCGCCATTGCCCGTCGCCGCCGGGCGTCGAGTGCGCGCATGTGCGGCAGTTGATCTCCGTCGTCTTGCGTGATCCGTGGCACATGTCGTGGGCCGGGCAGAACTTGCACTCGTACCAGGACGGATCATCGCTGATACCGGGCGGCATCCGCTCGGCCAGCGCGATCCTTGCGCCGCGCTCGATGTGCTTCTCGGACACGGCTCTATCGCGCTCGATGCGCTCGACGTGCAGCCGGTCGTCGTCCTTGCAGACGGCGACATAGAGCGCGCGCTCTATCCCCATGCCGTGCATGTAGGCTTGCATCTGGACATGGTGCAGCGGCTTGGATTTCGCCACGCCGTTCGCGACGAGGTCATCGAACGACTTGCGCGAGTGCGTCTTGAACTCGGCCACATGCCGCGCCTTCGGCGCTTCGGGGACGCCGCTGTCGATGATGGCGTCGAGCGATCCCGCGACATGCGGGGCAAGCTCGACGCGATACTGGCGTCCGTCTGCCATTCGATCATGCACCACGCATCCGATGGCGCGCAGATCCGCGATAATCGACGCCTCCTCATTGTGGCCGCGCCGGAACAGCCGCCGAATGCGACCGGGGATCTGCTCGCGGAATGCCCAGCGAAAGCTGAGCCACAGATATCGCTCGCATTTATGCCCGAGCATCGACGCGCCGAGATGGTCGCGATGCGGATCGTCAGCCATCGCCTCGTGGTGCTTGTCAATGAGCGCGGCAGTGCTATGATTGGCCTCGGGAACTGTCGCCATGCGGTTTCCTCCTCCCTGTAGACTTGGGGCGGCAGCAATCCACCGCTGCCGCCCCATTTTCATTCATGCCTTGCGAGCCCAGGGTGGAGCCGCGCGGGACGGCGCAGCAGGGGGCGCAGACATGGCTGGCTTGCTTGCCGCCACCGGCTGCGGAAGCTGACCCTTCGCCAGCGGCATCGTCGCCGCCACCTCGTTACGCGGTCCGTATTCGTCCGACTGCTTCACCGCGACCTTGATCTCGGCCTCGCCTCCGATCAGCTGGTCCGTGTCCTGGACCGATGCGAGCCCGATAGCGCGCATGATCTCGCCCAACTGGCGACGCCCGATTTCCTCAGCCGCCGACGACTGGTTGCGGATGTTCAAGTTTTGGAACACCACGCGCCCCTGGTGCGCGGGGCCGAGGATGTCCCACCGGACCTTGATGTATTCGCCGGTGCCGGACTTCGTCATGCCGACGGTGGCCTCGGTGATCCTGGCCGTGTACCTGCCCGCCGGGATGGGGTCGTAATTGCCCGAGGGCGGGAGGTCGTCGGCGCGGAACGATTGATTGAGCAAAGCCATGATATTCACTCCTTCCTGGTGATGGTGTAGCTCGGACGGCTCGGCGTGGTGGTGATCGCTGCGAGCAATGGCGTGGTCACGCTGTCGGGCGCGGCCTTCCATGCCCTAGCATCGATCTCGGGCTTCCAACGGAAGATCGTTGAGAGATGCGCCTCGATGCCATGCTCGGCTGCGATCTCCTGGGCCTTGTCGGCATCGACCTTCCGGTTCATGCGTCCGACGACCTTGATCGTGATGCCGCCCAGCGTCGTCGCTGCGGTTCCTTCAAACGTCTCAGGAACGCCGAGCAGGCTCGACAGTCGGTCTTCGATCTGGCGGCGCTCTTCGACTGCCAGCCGCTCGGCTTCCTTCGCGGCGAGCCATCGCTCGCTGAGCTTCTGCATCTCTGTCATGCGTTGTCTCCTTGGATCTTGCGAATGATCGCCCCGAGGTCCGGAGCTTCCCACGCGGCCAGTTTTCCGCTGCGGTCCTTTGCTTGCCACAGCCCATCGCTGTCGCACATCAGCGCGCGTTGCGATGCGCCCTCGGCGTCGCGCTCAACGCGCAGCGCGAGCACTTCATCGAAGAAATAAGGCAGCGCCTGGCCGGTCTTGTTTCCCGGCATCGAGGGGGCATAGAGGACGCGCCCCATCTCGTCCTGCGTCTTCTCGACCTTGGCCGACATGTACACATGGCGACCGGGCAAGTCGCGGAATGACCGGATGATGTCGGTCATCTGCTCCTGCATCGCGCCATAGGCTTGGCGCGGGTCTTTCGTCGCCTTCTTCTCGGCGTTGAGACAGACCTCAGCGATTTCGCTGATGCTGTCGAGCGCCACCGATTTGAACTCGGCCGCCTCGGAACTGCTCGCCAGCCAGGACCACGCCTCACGCAGCGTGGTCATGTCGGAGACCTCGATATACGGGAGGTCGGCGTCCTGAATGGATAGCAGACCGCCCTCTGCCGACAGCACGATCGGTGCTGGCAGCGTCTTGATAAGCGTCGTTTTGCCCGCGCCAGCCTGTCCATACACCAACAGCTTGACGCCATTGGCGGACAGACCGCTGGTGCGGCTGATCCTGATTGCCATGATGGTTCTTCCTTTTCCCGCCAGTCGGACCATTCCGGTCGGCGTGTGCAAAATATGCATGGCTAGGCTCGCGATGTCAACGCGCGTTGCAAAGTTCCGGCGTCTGGTCCACCATGGCGCTCTACACGAGGAGGCTACATGGCAGATCTCAGGTCCATTCTCGGCGGCTCATGGTCGCCGCCGAAAGATCGCGCGCCGGAACCGCCGGAGCAGCAGCTGCGCGATGCGATGGCGTCGGCGGGCATCGCGCCACCGGCAGCAATTCACCTCGACGGGACGCTCCATCGGTTCGTCAGCGGGGCGAAGGGGCGACCGGGCGCGGGCGATAAATCCGGATGGTACATCGCTTTCGGCGACGGCATCCCCGCCGGTCGGTACGGCTGCTGGCGCGCCGGCATCGAGCATTCATGGCGGGCCGATGTCGGGCGCACGGTGACAGCGGTCGAGGAGATGGCGCACGCGCGCCGGATGGCCGAGGCGATCGCGGCTCGCGATGCAGAGCGGCAGCGGACGCGCGAGACAGCCGCCGACACTGTCGCGGCGATCTGGGAGGGATGCGGACCCGCCGCGTCAGCGCATCCCTACCTCGCGCGGAAGGGCATCCAGGCCCACGGCGCGCGGGTCACGGGGGACGGACGGCTGGTGGTCCCGCTCTACCAGCCGGACGGCGATCTGGTCTCGCTTCAGTACATCGCGGCGGACGGCCAGAAGCTGTACCATCCCGGCGGCCAAGCCGGGGGCTCTTTCTGGTGGATTGGCGATCTGGAGGCCGATAGCGGGCCGATCTATCTGGCCGAGGGCTTCGCCACCGCTGCCACAATCTACGAGGTGGCCGACAGGCCGGCGGTGGTCGTGGCCTACAGCGCATCGAACCTAGTTCCGGTCGCCGGGAGCCTTCGGGCGCGTTTCCCCGCTCGCGAGATGGTCATCGTGGCTGACCACGACGCCAGTGGCGTAGGGCAGCGATACGCCGAGCAGGCCGCCGCGAAACATGGCGCGCGGGTGGTGGTTCCGCCGACACCAGGCGACGCCAACGATTACCGCGCGGCTGGTCACGATCTCGCGGCGCTCCTCAACCCGCCGGCAGACGGCTGGCTTATCCCTGCGGACGAGTTCAGCGCGCAGCCATCCCCGATCCGATGGCTGGTGCGCGGGTGGCTCCAGGCCGAGAGCCTTCTGATGGTTCACGGGCCGTCCGGCGGCGGCAAGACGTTCGTCGTGCTCGACTGGTCTTTGACGCTTGCAGCAGGGCGTGAAATCTGGCGACAGGCGAGGGTGAAGCCTGGGCCGGTCGTCTATCTAGCGGGCGAGGGTCACGCTGGCCTACGGGCCAGAATAGCGGCCTGGAAGCAGCATCACGGCGTCGAGCGTCTGGACATGTGGTTGTCCAGGGACGGCCTGGACCTGAACACGCCGGATGGATACCGCCGGACCGCCGAGGCCATTCGCGCCCTGGATCGCCGACCGGTCCTGATCGTCGTTGACACGCTCCATCGGTTCCTGGCTGGCGACGAGAACTCGGCGCAGGACGCCAAGTCCATGCTCGATGCATGTGCCCGGCTCATGACCGAGTTCAGCTGCTCGGTGCTGCTGGTCCATCACACCGGGGTGATGGAGGAGGCCCAGCATCGGGCGCGCGGGTCGAGCGCCTGGCGCGGGGCGCTGGACATCGAGATCTCGGTGGTGCCCGCCAAGGGGCAGGATCCGATCCAGATCGTCCAGCGCAAGAGCAAGGACGCCGAGTTGACCGCTCCTGCCTTCGCGCGGTTGGAACAGGTGCCGATCGCCGGGTGGACTGATGAGGACGGCCAGCCGGTCGGCAGCGCGGTGGCCGTCGAGGCGGATGCGCCGGTCGAGCGGCCGAAGATCGACACGAAGCTGGCCGGACATCGCAGGATGTTCGAGGCCGCTTGGTGGGCAAGCGGGGCCGAGGATCGCGACGGAGCGCCATATCTGTCGCGGTCTGCACTGATCGAATATCTAGTGGCTGACGCGGGGATGTCAGAGGCCAGCGCCAAGCAGGTCGCCAAGCCGACTGCGTCTGGACGCCTCATCTGCGAGTTGATAACGGCCTCGGTCATCAGGGCGGAGGAGCACGGATGGGCGGTCATAGATCCGGTCCATGCGACAGCAATGATGATTAAAAGACAGGACAAATCCATCCGGTAACAGGGTAACGGTAACGTAACGACCGGTAACCGGTTACCGGGGGCAAAGGCAGCAGTTCGGTAACGTAACGTAACGGGGTTCTTTAGAACCCGTTACCCGTTACCGGCTGATGCGCGACAAAACGCTAAAATCCAATGCACTTATAAGTTGAGAGACAAGGAGGTCGTAAATATGCCGAAGACAGCCCGATCAAGCCGCCCCAGCGCCCGGAAAACCCGCCCCGGCGTCGATCCTGCCGAGCCGGTCATCCCGCCGACGCAGGAGCGCGCGCGGCACGCCGAGCACGGCATCGAGGTGGCTGAACCGGAAAGGACCGAGAGGGGCGGCGGCCGGGCCTACACCGATGCGCAAGGGCGGGCCTCAAGGCCATGGAGGGTCGTGGACACGCTCGCCGCCATGGAGCGATCCGGCACCATCGACGCCGGGCAGAGGGCGGCGGGGGAGCGGTTCAGGGCGCTGTTCGAGATCAGCGGTCGGGCCGGGCTGGCGGCGACCAGGATCGAGCCTAGATCTGGCGGCGGTGACCCGACGTCGGTGATCGAGCGGCGGGTGGCAGCGGGACGGGCGCTGGCTCGGGCGGCTGAGGCGCTCGGCGGGCCTGGGCCGCTGCATACCATCGTGGTCGAGGTCGTCGGGCTCGGGATGTCCTGTGCAGCCTGGGATCGGGTCCACCGATGCCGGGAGGGCAGGGCGTCGGCCATGCTGGCCCAGGCGCTCAGGATACTAGCCGACGAATGGGGTTAACATGTCGCTTGACATTGGGCGGCGACACCATATGCTCCCTGGCATGATGCGCGAGCCGCGCCGATGAGGACCATTGGCCAGCCCCTACGGGACCAAGCGCGGCGGACCCTAACGACGGTGGTCGAGGGCCGCGACAGCTACTACGACAGCGCCGAGCATCGGGCCTGGAGCCGCGAGGTGCTGCGCCGCGCAGCCGGGATGTGCGCCAGCTGCGGCGCGCAGGACCGGCGACTCGTCGCAGATCACCGCGTCGAGATCCGCGATGGCGGGTCGAGGGCAGACCCGGGGAACGGGCAAGCCCTGTGCTCGCCCTGCCACGGTCGAAAGACGGCGGCTGAGCGAGCCAGACGGCACGCAATGGTTAAGATCAGAGGAAAGCGACCCGAAGCTGGCGTTTAATTGGCCCTTCTGCCCATGGGGTAGGGGGTGTCAATCTTCGGGGCTTGGGGACGCGCAATGCACAGGGGGCCACCCGGAGACTTTTCCGCCTGGGTAGAGGTTAACGCCGGTGGCCTGTAGGGCCAAACAGTCGATATTTCCAACATTTCGGAGCGAAAACACATGCCACGCGGCGGATACCGACCCGGCGGCAGCGGTCCGCAGCCAGGATCGGGGCGTCCGAAGAAGGGCGAGCAGCCGGTCGCGAAAATGGTGCTGACCGAGGCCATGCTCGTCGGCATGTCGCCGCTGGAGTACATGCTCGGCGTCATGCGCGACCCGACCGCCGACGCCGCGCGTCGGGACCGGATGGCGCAGTGCGCCGCGCCCTACGTCCACGCTCGGGCCGAGGCGACCGGGAAGAAGGCCCAGGCCGAAGAGATCGCTGCGACCGCCGAGCGCGGCACCGACTGGGAGCAGCTGCTGCGCAACTGATGGCCTGGGATACATCCTGCCGCGACTGGGCTGATCGGCTCCGGTCGGGCCGGTCCCTGGTCCCCGACCTACCGCTCGATCAAGACGCCGCGCGCAGGGCGGCGGGCATATTCGACGCGCTGCGTCTGCCGGATGTTCCCGGCCAGCCGAGGATGCGCGAGGCTGCGGGCGACTGGCAGCGGGACATCGTCAAGGCGCTGTTCGGATCGGTGGTGAGCGGCCAGCGGCAGATCCGCGAGGCGTTCGTCCTGGTGCCGAAGAAGAACTCGAAGACGACTTGCGGCTCCGCGATCATGCTCACGGCGCTTCTGGTCAACCAGCGCCCGCGCGCCGAGTTTCTGCTCATCGCGCCGACGCAGGAGATCGCCGATCTGGCCTTCAATCAGGCCGTCGGCATGATTGAAGCGGACCCGGTGCTGGCCTCGAAGTTTCACGTTCAGTCCCATCTGAAACGCATCAGCTACCGGCAGACGAAAGCCTTCCTCAAGGTGAAGTCCTTCGATCCGAAGGTCGTCACCGGAACCAAGCCAGCGGGCATCCTGCTCGACGAGACGCATGTCATCGCCGAGGCACCGGACGCAGACCGC